GTATTACGTTTGCCATATTTTTTTATCTCCTTAATAAGTTGATGGTGATTCAGATTTAATTGGAAGACGAATAACCCCATCTTGATATTCGTTTCTGCGTCTACGACCCATTTGTTCAGTCGCATACGTTTCTAATGCTTCTTTATAAGCCTTATCGTAGTATTGTAACATATCCGTCGGTCCTTTCAAGTACCCATATGCATTTACTAGACATGCATATAAAAGTAGGTCTTGATACTTATTGGACAGATAAGTGCCAGTAGAAGATTTAGTCGCATCTGTTAAACTTGTTGGCTCTTTATTATAAGCCAAAGTAATTTCATAAGCTGTATCAGGTGTAGGTGCCACTACCCAGTTATCTTCATCCCAATTAGCGTAATATTTAGGGATATTCGTTGAAGAAGAACCTGGTGTTGCATAGTATTCAGCCATAAAACTAGGGTCTCTTTGCTCTAAAAATACTTGATTGTTATCATCATCTTTTAATTGGACATATCTAATAACTCTTAAATCAGCTGGAATAGAAACATATCTATTTCCAATAATACAAGTAGATGTAGCATAGAATCGTTCTAAATCAGCATCAAAAGATCTATAAATTCTATTCTCTGCATTTATAATAAATTTACTTAAAACACTTGAACTAAAAACAGAGCTATCAACTTCTGTGTAATTTTTAATATCGTCTTCTAAATTTGTTAATGTGTATGTTATTCCTGCAGGCATATTATTGTGGTCCTATTGCTTTTAATGTTACGGGTCCAGAAGATACATTATATCCTCCACCGCTGATTTGTCCAGTAGTAGCTGTTCCACCACTGTTGAAATAAAAATAATTATCAGGAGTTAATAAGTTTCTAACAGCTGCTCCAGCTGAATGAGTTGCAGCAGTGCTTCCATGTGCCCCTCTGGTAACTCCAGTTAAAACTTGACCATTAAGTCCAGTATAGGTAATAATTTCAGTTCCAACCAAAACACCATTCGTCGGAGTTCCATTTGGATTATTGATAGTAGGGACTCTAGGTCCACTTTTAGCAAAATTTGTTGAACTTGTTAATGTAATTCCTTCTGTAGCTGTAGTACTAGCAATTGCAGAAAATAAAGTTGTAGTTACAGAAGTATATTTTCCTGGAACAATTGAAAAACCGGCAGCCTTACAAATAGTGGCTCCAGTAATTCCATCTACATTAGCAATATTAGAAAAACCCACTACAGGACTTCCTGCGACAGGTCCATCATTACCTATAGTATCTGGAGTACCAGTACCGGGTGAAGTAGTAGGAGATCCCCTAAACCTTACTGTGTCTCCATAACTTCTTTGATGATCTACCGAATATGTATTTATAATTCCTGAAGCTGCGGCAAAAGTAGTTAAAGGATTAAAATCTAAAAATCTTAATGATTGAGGTGAAGGTTGTTGGGGTCTTGTTTTAGGTAAAGCTGTTGGATCAGCAGCACTTGGTTTAGGATCTAATTGTGGCTGTTTAGATTCGAACTCAGAATAATGTACAAACAATCCGTTCCATTGTGTAACCATTTCATTCCATGGGAATGATTGTCCACTAATGTCTGATACTGCTAATGCAAATTTTCCTTGTGCATATCTTGCCATAATTAAACACTTGGATAGTAAGTCTTAGGTGTAACATACGTACTATTACTAGACCCATCCGCTGCCTCCGCTCTTAAGATTTCATCTTCGTATAACATTTTTAAATTTTGTGTTCTTTCAGGATTGTATTTCATACTAATATAGTATGCTAAACCTGCACACATACAGGGAATATAATAATAAGGAACGTCAGCTGCATTTGTATATGCACCTGCATCGTCTATTCGGCTCATGTAGTAAAATTGAACTCTGTCTCCAGCTTGGCTTGAACTTGGAGTTGTGTATAAAGTTATAGTTACTCTATCTATAAATCTTTGAACCCAATATTGTGATGGTTGTCCTTGAGCTAATTTATTAGATAAAGAAGAATAAGTTGATCTTGAAATTTTTGTTAAGGGACTATCTGATTGACTAGTTGTACCTGCGCTACTTCTATAGGATGCTTCAAAAACATCATCGGTACCATATAAAGCTGCACCTGCACTATTTAATAAAGTTGAAGTTCCATCAGCGCTTGAACGATAACCAATATATTCATTGGTTCCAGCCACAAGAGTTAGATATCCATCTCCAATTTCCCAGAGATGAATTCCTCTGTTAGCCCACTCTTGAAACATTATATTTAAAGAGCGTCTAGCTGTTTTTAACTGGTAACCAGCAACTCCTCTAATACCACATCTCTCAAAGGCTTCTTCAATAATATCGTCAATCGCGAACGTTTTCCCGAACGTTGCTGTTCCGGAAGTAGTATTAGCCATTTAGCCTCCTACCCGTCGTAAAAGACTGATAATCCTACAACAGCTCCTGATGTTCCTTGCATATAGCATCCATTTGGAAAATAGATACCATTGTCAGGGATATAAGGATCTATTAAATCATCTCTTACATATTCAGTATGAAAAGTAGTCCCAGTAGTTGACGAGTTTTTAAAATTTATATGTCCCGCAGCAGCTCCATTTCCAGTCATTCCTCTTACACGAGTTGCACCAGCAAATAAAGTTCCTGTAGCTACTCCATTTTTTACACCTGCAGAAATATCTGTTGTGATAGATCCTGAAGCAGTAATACTAGTTACAGTTAACCATGTTCCAGCTATATCTATTGTGGTCGCGTTTGGACCAGTAGTTGCTGCACTAGTTTGAGCAGCACCAGTAGCATCTGTTCCTACAACGGTAAAAGTTATACCACTATTATTAGCTGAAGAAGTTATCGTTACTGTTTGAGCATTAACAAAGTCTCCAATATCAATATTTAAAGACGTAGCTGTACCCGAAGCAGAAATCATAGAAGTATGAGTTCCTTGGACAAATTTTTTCGACTTTACACTTGTTACATTTGGCATTTAATTGTCTCCTAATTATAGGAGCTCCCGAAGGAGCTCCATAAATTTATTAGTTAGTGTTGTTTATTCTTTGTAACCATTCAATACTTAACACACCGTCACCGGCAGTTAATGCATCGTCTGTTTTAGCAGTAATAACAACAGCTTTGTCTATCTCATAACCACTTGCATCGTCATCAGAAACGTTCAAACAATTTTTCATTTGAGCTGAAGTCTGATCAAAACCAACTGGTATATGATTAGAACCAACCGCAGCAACATCATTGTCAGCGTCACCTGCAAAGTAGTCAAGGTCTAAACTGTTAAGAGTAGCTCCTGCTGCTTGTGCAACGTTAGCACCAATCTGCATGTCAAACCCAGCTGTATCAAAAGCTGTGTTAACAATGAATCTAATGTCTGTAATTCTAGACCATGCTGGAATTACAATGTTGTTAGCAAGGTTTTTATCTGTTGTAGTAGATGATTGACCTAATGGATATTCATTAAACAATGATCTACATTGCATAGAAATTAATCCAGTTGCAATTATACCTACTGATAAAGTTCCAGCTGTTCCAGATCCATCGATAGCGATAGAAGTTACAGTTTTGAAAGTTTTAGCGGAAGTTGCAACGCCAGCATTTGCCATTGTTACATCTTCAGTTTGTGAACTACCTAAAACATCAGTTCCAGTAACAGTTGCAGTTCTTGCAGAGTCATCACCAGCAGATGTTAAAGTTATTACAGAAGCCATTTCAAAGCCACCATCAGAAGTTATTCCAGGTACGTTTTGAGTAGCGTCTACTAATGTAACAGAAGTTGTAGAAGCTCCATTAGAGCCAACAACAGCTAATCTGTCAGCGTCAGTAGTTACAACAAAATTTGCGTAGCTAATTGGAAACGCCATTTTGTTTTGAACAAATGCAGCATCTCTTACGTTTGAGCCAACAGTTGTTCCTGTGTTTACTTGTATCGGTCCTGTTGTAATAGGTCCCGAAAAGTTTGTTTTTGCCATAATTATAATCCTCCTAGTTAATATGAATATAGTCTCTAGGCCGTCGACTATACGCGTCTATATCCAATTAATAATTGTATAGTGATTAATTTATATAAGAGATTTTAATAGAGTGCAAGAGATCCTTGCAGAAATATACGATTTCAGCGATGTGGCGTTTATCTAAGTTGCCACTGAAACTTCGGGGGCAGCATTCTTAATTGCATTTTCTCGATCTGCAATTTTAGCCTCTTCGAGTTTGATCTCATTGATAGTGTCTTTAATAGCATTATCAATTCTGACCATATCCAGAGTATATTTACCTTCTTGCTCATACTCCAGTTGCCACCTCAACTCCAAGGACCTTTTCTGTTTGTACAGGTCGTGTACCATCTATAACCTCCTCATAGGTTATTCTGTTTATCTTAGGATTCATCATTTCTCCAAGATATTCCCAGTTTATACTCTTATCTCCTAGTTTGTCAACTATTGAGTTTTCAATAGATTCAACATTATCTTCAGCTAAAACTTCAAATTTAGCTTTATATTGATACGCATGGATCTGTACTAGGAAATTTTTCATATATTCACCCTTATAAATAAAAAAGGGGCCGTTTTAAGGCGGCCCCTTAGTTTGTTAATGATTAAGCACCTTCAACACCGTAGATACCTCTAGGGTCTGATACTCCAAACGAGTATCTTTCTCTAGCTTTGTATCTTACGTTTCCTGTTGAGAAGTCACCTTCCATTTTAGTTTGGATAGGTAGTCTCTCAAAGTACTTCATACCATTAGGCACGTCAGTGATAACATACCAAGAATCAGTATCTGTTAGATAGTGATTTACTCTGTAACCTTCAGGAACCATTCCCATAGATTTCATAGCATTGATATCGTTATCAGCTGTACCAACTCTACCTTGAGATTTTAACAAT